CAAATGGTTTAGTCATACTAATGGAAGCTGTGGAACAGTTTATTAATGATTTATCAACATACGATCTTAAGACAGCAATCTTTGGCGGTAAAAAAGACCAAGTTATAGGAAAAAATGAAGACGGCACTGACAGAGTGTTAGATAAAGACGTTGCAGGGTTATTTGGTCAAGCAGGAGACACTAAAGGATTTGGTAAAGTAGTAGGAGAAGCACTAGGTGCTGCAATCAAAACGTTAATTGGTGATATCAATTGGGGAGGTATTCCAATAGGAGGCTTAATGGGTGCCGCAGGATTAGCCGCATTGTTTTTGCTTCCTTTAACAGGACCAGTTGGGATAGCAGTTAAACTTAGTGCAGCTTTACTAGGTTTAGGCACCGCGGCATATTTTGCAGGAGCATTTGATCCTGCAATAGAAGCAATTAGCGGATGGGCAACAAGTATCGGCAATATGTGGACCGATGGAAAAGCTGCCGTAGTTGAAAAATATAACAGTGCTATAGATGGTATAAAAGGTATAGGAACATCTATTGCTGACACTTGGGATGATACTAAACAAGGTATATCAAATAGTTGGACAAGAGCAAAAAATAATGTTGTAACAATAGGCACATCTATTGCTGACACTTGGGATGATACTAAACAAGCTATATCTACAAAATGGACTACAGCTAAAGACAGTGTAAAAGCTATAGGAACATCTATTGCTGACACTTGGGATGATACTAAAGCAAAAATATCTACCAAGTGGAGTGATGCTAAAACAAGTGTTGTTAATATAGGATCCAAATTAAGCACATCATTTAATGACATTGACTGGTCAAAATATAGTATTAAATCTCAATTTACAAAAGTATGGGACGCTATCAAAGACTTCTTCACATTTGATTTTACAATGCCAAACTTTAGAGACTTTCTACCAACTTGGTTAGGTGGTAAAGGAAAAGAAATTGGAGAAAATCTTCCGCCGGAGATGGAGTCTAAAGTAAACGCACAACTACCAAATCCTCAAGATGCAGTAGCTAAAGCAGGAGTGCTCCAAGAAGCCAAACAAGCAGTAGCTACTATCATAGACGTACCAACTTTAAAAGATGCTCTTACTGCAATTAAAGAAGGCATGAACACCGCTGCTGTTAAGAGTTATGCAGAAGCATTAGCAGAAGTTGCAGAACAATTATTAGCAATTAACGAAGCTGCTAAAGATCAAACAACAACTATAAGTTCTAGAAGAGGTACTAAAACAGTTAACCAAGCATCAGCTGCGGCAGATGTATTATCTGGTAGTACACCTTTTGGCCAGAACCCCCAAACAGAAAGCCTAGATACACTAAATACTACTATGCAAGCAATATTAGAAGAATTACAAAGCCAGACACCTAGTATTAAGAAAACTGCCAAAGAGGCAAGCGGCAATGTGGCAAATAGCGTAATCCCAAGTTCAGGCTAAAGGAATCTAAATGAGCTGGAAAAAATATTTTACTCCAATACCAACAGGAGACAATACAAACGGAAGCTATAGTCCTTTTACGGCCAAAAGCAGCGGAAATCTCGCAGGTCCAGCTAGATCTAATTATTCAAGTTTCTTACCAGATGTATATGTCGGTTCGCCAAATCGAGTTGAACGGTATGGACAGTATAACACTATGGATCAAGATTCTGAAGTTAACGCTGCACTAGATATCCTTGCAGAGTTTTGCACACAAAAAAATAAAGCAAATAATTCACCTTTTATAGTCAACTATAAAAATCAAAACGCAACTAATAACGAAATAAACATTATTGGGCAATATCTACAGCAATGGTGTAAATTACAAAACTTTGAAACCAAAATGTTTCGTGTACTTAGAAATGTATTCAAATATGGAGATCAATTTTTTCTTAGAGATCCAGAAACAAAAAGATGGTTCCATGTAGATCCTGCAAACGTTTCTCGTATTATAGTAAACGAAAGTGAAGGTAAAGTACCTGAACAATATGTAATAAAAAATATTAATTTTAATTTTAAAGATGGAATAGCAACAACTCCTTATCATACAAGTGGTAATATAACTAGTGGCGGTAATCAACAATATACCCCTACAGGTGGTGCTAAAGGAATGGTTGGTCAACCAATGTCTAGCTACAGTGGTAGTAGATTTACTACAGATGATGGTGAAGTAACTGTAGATGCTAAACATGTTGTTCATTTAAGTTTGTCAGAAGGATTAGATAATAACTATCCATTTGGCAATTCATTACTTGAAACTATTTTTAAAGTATACAAGCAAAAAGAATTACTTGAAGATGCTATTATTATATACCGTGTGCAAAGAGCACCAGAAAGAAGAGTTTTCTATGTTGATGTGGGTAACATGCCATCACACCTTGCTATGCAATTTGTTGAACGTGTTAAGACGGAAATACATCAAAGGCGTATACCATCGCAGACTGGGGGAGGAACTAATGTCATAGACAGTTCATACAATCCTTTGTCAATCAATGAAGATTATTTCTTTCCACAAACCGCAGAAGGACGCGGATCAAAAGTTGAAACACTACCAGGCGGAACAAACTTAGGAGAAATTGATGACCTTAGATATTTTACTAATAAGCTTGTACGTGGTTTACGAATCCCGAGTTCATATCTACCCACAGGCGCTGACGACAGTGCTGCTCAATACAACGACGGTAGAGTCGGAACTGCTTATATCCAAGAGTTAAGATTTAATACTTACTGTGAAAGACTACAAAACCTAGTTGTAGCAGAATTTGACCAAGAGTTTAAGAGATATATCTTAGAAAGAGGTATTAATGTTGATACTTCAATGTTTGATTTAAAATTTCAACCTCCGCAGAATTTTGCTGCTTATAGACAAAGTGAAATTGATAATGCAAGAGTGCCGACATACACACAAATGTCTGCTATACCTTATATGTCAAATAGATTTGCACTTAAACGTTTCTTGGGAATGACAGACGAAGAGATTGCTGAAAATGAAAGAATGTGGCGAGAAGAAAATGACGAAGACATAATTCCTACTGATGGCGATACATCGGCTCAAATGAGAGATGCTGGTATTAGTCCTGCATCAATGGGAGATGATCTTGGAAATATTGAAGACGAAGCCGAAGGAGATGCTCCAACTACAGATGGAGGCGCCGGAGATGCACCAACAACAGTGACAGGTGATGATGTAAGTGCGCCTGCAACAACAGACCAAACGGTATAAATACTAGCATGATACTACGTGAAATATTTTATTTTGATAGAAACACAGTTGAACCTGTAGATGATAAACGCTACGAGGCTGACTATGATGATTCTCCTGTCAAAAAGTCAGATACACGTAAAAGTAGATTAACTTTAGCTCAAATTAATAGAATAAGAAAATCCTCAGAGCTACATACAGAAGAAAAGGTAAAAGAGTTGCAGTTTGTAAAACAAATGTACGGAATAGCATCTCAGCCAGATTCTGTATGATAAATGAAAAAATATATTCCAGGTGAAACGAAAGAGCAAAGAAAAGCTCGAAAAAATTTAGCTAAATCAAATAAGCTATCTAAAAATACTCCTCCTCCTAAAACAATATCAACTGTATCTACAAACAATAAAATAGCATTTGTAATCGGAAATGGCACAAGTAGAGAGCCTATTGCTTTACCAAGTCTTAAACCTTTTGGTAAAATATATGGATGTAATGCTTTATACAGAGACTTTATTCCTGATTATCTTGTAGCGGTAGATACAAAAATGGTGTTAGAACTTAACAAAGCAGGTATACAACACCAAGTAGAAACTTGGACAAACCCAAATCGTGCATATGCAGAAATGACAGGATTTAAATTCTTTCAACCTTCTAAAGGTTGGAGTAGTGGTCCTACAGCATTATGGCTTGCTTCTGATATGACAGATTATGATACTATCTATATTATAGGATTTGATTTTGAAGGCACAGGGCAATTGGTAAATAATATCTATGCAGGTACACAAAATTACAAAGCACCTACTGAAAAGGCAACTTATTTTGGAAATTGGCTCAAACAAACTGTAATTACATGCCAGAATAATCCTAAAAAGAGATATATAAGAGTGTTAGGAGAAGATTTTTTTACTCCTCCTGAACTAACAAAACTGGATAATGTTGAAAACATTCACATCAGGGATTTCAAAAAATCCTTTAAAATCTAGTAATCTTCGAAAATGGCTCGTTTTGAGCCTATTTGTACGCACTTTTCTGCAAATAAAGTAAATATATTATGACAGCCCATACCATTTCGGTATGTACAATACATTATAGGAGAGTAAAATGGCAGATCGTAACAAATTTGAACAGATGCTTGAGTTACTTGTTAATGAAGACAAGGAAGCAGCAGAAAAATTATTCCACGAGATTGTGGTAGAAAAATCCCGAGATATTTATGAAGGTCTTTTAGAAGATGACAAAGACGTTGATGAAGCTACAGATGAAGAAGTAGAAGAAGCAACCGACGAAGAAGTCGATGAAGCATCAGACGAAGAAGTCGATGAAGCATCAGACGAAGAAGTCGATGAAGCATCAGACGAAGAAGTTGATGAAAACTTTAACTTAGACGAGTTTGAAGTTGAAGCTGACCCTGCAGAAGCAGAAATGGGCGGCGATGCAACTGATGATATGATGGCAGATCTTGGTATGGATGACGAAGGCGGAGACGACGAAGAAGGCGAAGAGCCAGAAGGTGACGTTGAAGATCGTGTTGAAGACCTAGAAGATGCTTTAGAAGATCTTAAAGCAGAATTTGAAAAAATGATGGCAGGTGATGACGAAGAGCCAGGTGATGAAGAGCCTGAAGAAGAGTCAGTACTTCCATTTGAAGCATCAGATGAAGAAGTAGAAGAAGCATCAGATGAAGAAGTAGAAGAAGCATCAGATGAAGAAGTAGAAGAAACTAAAACTGCAAAATCAGCTGGCGAAGAAATGCGTGAATACGTAGAAAAAGTAGCTGGCGGCGGTTTAGATGCTCAAAAAATAGGCGGCGACAATGGTGCTAATCCAAAAAGCACAGTTGCAAGCCCAAATAACATGGGCGGTGACGCAAGTAATTTAGTACAAGGTGCTGAAGAAAGCGGCGGCGAGCATGCTGGTCTAGGAGACATGGCTCCTAAAGACCAAGACGGCGGCAATGTAAATGTACCAGGTGGAAAGGCTTCTAAGTCATTAAAAGCACAACCAGGTCACGGTGCAGAGAAAAAAGGCAAGCCAGAAGCAGCAGCTGATAAGAAATCTATGATCGGCAGCTAAGTTAAGGAAATTTAATGATTACTTTACAAGAGAATTTGACATTCGACCAAGCTAATGTAGTGCTTGAAAATGCTAACGAGGGTAAAGACCTTTATATGAAGGGTATTATTATCCAAGGTGGTATTAGAAACGCTAATCAGCGAGTGTATCCTGTATCTGAAATTGGCAGGGCTGTCAAAACTCTCAACGATCAAATTACTGGAGGATATTCAGTTCTCGGTGAAGTTGATCACCCTGAAGGACTTAACATCAACATAGATCGTGTAAGCCATATGATTACGGAAACGTGGATGGATGGTGATAACGGCTATGGCAAACTAAAAATATTACCAACTCCTATGGGAAACTTAGTGAAAACAATGCTTGAAAGCGGAGTTAAACTAGGTGTTTCCAGTAGGGGCTCTGGTAACGTAATGGAAGACGGAAGCGGCGAAGTTTCCGATTTTGAAATTATCACTGTGGACGTTGTGGCTCAGCCCAGCGCCCCTGGTGCATATCCTACACCAATTTACGAGCATTTAATGAATGCAAGGGGCGGGATGAAGGCATACGAATTCGCACAGGCAACAAGAGAAGACCCAAAGGCACAAAAGTATCTTAAGGAATCGCTAATCAATCTGATTAGTAAACTCCAATAAACTAGGAGACAATGGTATGATAGATGCACTTAAAACACTTT